GAAGAAAGACAAGCTCACGTTAACTGGGAAGCTTTGGCTACTTCTTCTGGAGCATATGCTCTAAAAGATTCATACGATGCAAATGTAATTGCGGCAATGCTAGCCGGTGCAGGAACTACTACTGGTAGTGACGGCTCTGGTGCGGATACGGGTTTCGGAACTTCCGAAGTTGACCCAATGGATATCTTAGCAACTGCGGCTAAAAATTTACATGGAGCAGACATCCCAACTGATAATAGATGGTTTTTAGCATCTCCAGAGTTTTATGAACAACTTGGAAATGCATCATCTAAATTAATGGATGCTTCTGTTACTGGTGATGCTTCATCACCTTTAAGAAATGGTCAAGTTATTAATGGTCAAGTAAATGGTTTTAAACTATACATGACTAATAACTTTGCTGCTTCAACAACTTCTAACTATTTTAAAGTGTTATTTGGACATATGTCTTCAACTGCTACTGCTAATGCTATCGCAAAAACAGAAGTAATTAGAGACCCAGATTCATTTTCTGATATTGTTAGAGGCCTTCACGTTTTTGGTAGAAAAGTTCTTCGTTCGGAAGCACTTCAAGCTAGACACCTTTTAATTGACTAGGAGAATATTTATATGGCAACTTATGATGTAACAGGGCCTAGTAATGCGGGTGCAAGACCGGGAAGATACAATCCCGGTGTAAGAACTCCTTACATGGTAGAAAATACAATTAACATAGCAGCTATTAATAGTGATGCAGGAGCGGCACAAAATGATGTGCTAAAATGTATTGATTTACCTGCAGAAACACTAGTAATGGCGGCAGGAGTAGAAGTGTTAACAGCATGTTCTTCATCTGTAGTTATTGACATTGGTACCACTGGAGGCTCAGCAGGTTTTTTAGACCCAGATGCTTTCGTAGATGGATATGATGCTACAGGTGCTACTTATGCACCTAGTTTAGGTACAGTACCAATAATAACTAAAGCAGCAGATACACTAGATGCGTTAATAGCAGGAGCAGCATCAAGTGCGGGTAAAATTCGTGTTTGGGCAGTTCTTTGTGATATTTCCGGAGTAGATGAGACTGATAGAAATACAGCAGCTCAACACGATGGCTAATTAATATAATACAATTAGGGGGCTTCGGCCCCCTTATTTTTAACTTGACAAATTTGAAATCAACTGTATAATAAAGGAATAGATATGGCAATTATTGATTTGAGAAAAACAACTAAAGCATCTTCGGGTCAAAAAATTACTCAAATGTATCCTAAGACTAATTCTAGTATAGAAAAAAGAGTAGATAATTTAGAAAGTAAGTTAGATAAAATATTAAATTTATTAGAAAACAAAAAAGAAAATAATTAATGGCAACATACTTAGTATTAACAAATAGAGTTTTAGCAGATTTAAATGAAGTTGAATTAACTTCAACTAGTTTTTCAATTAGTAGAGGAATTCAAACATCATCTAAAAATTTTGTTAATCGTTCATTGCATGATATATATAATGAATTAGAAGAATTACCTAGTCTTCATAAAGAAACATATTATGATACAAATGCAGGTCAAAGAGAATATACTTTGCCTTCAACAGATTTACCTCAAAGTGGAGATTTAAATTGGCGTAAAATAGATTGGGATTCATTTATATTAAAACCAAAAGAATTAGTTACTAATGGAGAATTTACTTCTAACATAACTAGTTGGACTACTATAGCAGGAGCAGGAAGTGCAGCTTATAATAGTGGTGGTAATGGTAGAGCAAGATTAAATGATTACGCTATATACCAATCAATTTCTACTATAAAAAATACAGAATATAGAATACAAATAAAAGCATTTGATTCTAATAGTACAGGACAAGCATTAAAAGTACAAGTAGGCACAGCCGCAGAAGGAACACAAAATTTAAACACTACTTTAACAGTTACAGATTTTGGAAATGGAAAAATTTTAGATACGACTTTTACTGCAACGGCACAAACTTCTTATATAACTATAAACAATACATCAACAGCTACAAATATGGATGTTGATTATGTTAGAATATCTAGAAATAATATGCCAAGAAGATTGCCTTTTGTATCTTATGATGATTGGGTAAGAAGATTTTCAGAAAGAGATTTAACAAATTTAGGCTCTTCATATGCTGAACCAGAGTTTGCGTATAAAACTCAAAGTGGTAAACTTGGTCTAACTCCTATACCAGATAGAAATGATTATAGAATAGTTTTTGAATATTGGAAAGAGCACACAGAATTATCTGCACATGGAGATATTCCAGATTTAGATGATAGATATGCTGATTTAATTGTAACTAAATCAAGATATTACGCTTATAATCTTAGGTCTGACCCAGAACATGCTTCTATGGCTATGAAAGAATACAATGATGGTTTAAAAAGATTACATAATGATGTTGTTATTAAACCAGAATACATAAGAGATTTAAGGGTAAACATGCGTAATGCCTAATACTTCTCAATTAACACCAACAGTTGTAAGTTGTTATGGAGGACTTGTATTAAATAGAGATGTATTTACAATGAGACCCGGTGAAGCTCTTAGACTACAAAATTTTGAACCAGATATAGAAGGTGGATACAAAAAAATATCTGGAACAGCAAAATATAATTCTACTATAGTTCCTCAAGTTTCTGCTTCAACAGAAAGATTAAATTTAGTTGCAATATTTAATAATTTAATTGTAGCAGGTAGAGGTGGTACTGTTTATACAGGAAGTACTTCTGGAAGTTGGACATCTAGAGCAACAAGTAAAGGAACAACTAATACTTATGATTTTGACAAATTTAATTTTAATGGAACAAATAAAATAATTATTGCTACAGGACAAGCAGCAGCATTTACTTTAGATACAAGCTATTCAGAAGATGTAATAAATGCAACAGGTGGAGGAACAGCACCAACTAATCCTAAATTTGTTAAATCATTTGCTAACCATATGTTTTATGCAGGTATGTCAAATGCAATATCTACGTTACAATTTTCTGGCCCTTTTACAGAAGACGATTTTGATACAGGTGGTGGGACAATTAAAGTAGGTAATGTTATTACAGGAATAAAAGTTTTTCGTGATACATTGTTTGTATTTTGTGAAGACAGTATATATAAAATAACAGGAACAAGCTCAAGTGATTTTGCGTTAGCAGAAATTGCAAAAGATGTAGGTACATTATCTCATCACTCAATTCAAGAACTTGGTGGTGACCTTATATTTTTAGCTAAAGATGGATTTAGAACTATTGCAGGTACAGAAAGAATTGGTGATGTAGAATTAGGCACAGTGTCTAAACAAATACAAGCTAGAATTTCTGAAATTGGTTATGATAATATTACAGCAACAGTTATTGGTTCTAAATCTCAATATAGATTATTTTATCCAGAAACAAACGCAACAGAAACTACACAAAAGGGAATTATATCTGTATTAAAAGCTAATCCAGAAACTGGAACATTAGGATTTGAATACGCAGATTTAAAAGGACTTAAACCTGCTTGTTGTACTAATGATTTAATTAGTAATGTAGAAACAACTGTATATGGTGGATACGATGGATATGTATATAATATGCAATCTGGCAATGTGTTTACATATGCATCATCAACAACAAATGTATCGGGATTTTATCGTTCACCAGATTTATCATTAGGTGACCCCGGTATAAGAAAAAGTATGCAAAGAGTTTTATTAAATTATGATACTAGTGATGACATTGATGCAGATAATCAAACATTTCAATTACGATATGATTTTGAAGACGCAAGTACTCCCCAACCTTCTTCTTACTCATTAAGAGAAGGGGGAGGAGCAAATTTTTATGGAAGCGGCTCTTACGGAAGTGCTATATATGCAGCTGATTCTGGAATACCTTTAGCAAGACATTCAGTTGAAGGTTCTGGATTTGTAGTGGCATTAAAATTAAATGATGCAAGTAATAAAACACCCATATCTTTAAAGGGATATGAATTAGAATACGTTAACGGAGGAAGAAGATAATGGGAGATACCTATACTAGACAAAGTAGTGGCACTATTGTAGATGGTTCTACTATTGAAGCAGCTCATTTTAATGCTGAATTTGACCAACTATTAGCAACATTTGTTGCCGGTACAGGCCATAGTCACGATGGTACTGCAGCAGAAGGTGGAGCAATAACTAAGTTACTTGGTAATACATTAACATTTGGAGCGGCTACATCGGGAACAGATATAACAGTTACATTTGATGGTGAATCAAATGATGGTGTTATGAAATGGATGGAAGATGAAGATTACTTTGAATTTTCAGATGACCTTCTTGTAGCAAGCACAGAAAAATTACAATTTAGA